CAGGTGAAACTAGCTGAAATTGAATTGCAAAAGCAGGCGCAAGAACTTGGCTTGAACTTTGAAAAGCTAGAGGTTGAAGACCGCAAGAGCGCCCGTGATATGCAGGCCACGACTCGCTCAATGATGCCGCCATTGCTTGCTAGTGCTGTGACCATTGGATTCTTCAGCATCATGGTGATGATGTTCTTCAACCAGATCGACTCCAGCAACCCCGCTATTCTGATGATGTTGGGCAGTCTTGGTACAGCCTGGACGGGCATCATTGCTTACTACTTTGGTTCCTCTGCCGGTTCTCAGGCCAAAACTGATTTGTTGAGCAAAAAATGACCCCACACTTTACCCTTGCCGAGTTGACGCACACTGATCACCGCAGTCTGGACAACACGCCAAACGCTACTGAGTTGGTTAACATCAAGCGGCTAGCTGAGTTTCTGGAGACTGTCAAAACCACATTGGGCGGCAAGCCGATCATGATCAACTCAGCGTTCCGCAGCAAGGCCGTGAATGACGCTGTAGGCTCCAAAGACAGCAGTCAGCATAGGCAAGGCTTGGCTGCTGATTTCAAAGTTCCTGGGATGGCTCCTGATGCTGTGGTAAGGGCGTTGCTGCACTTGCCCTATGACCAGATCATCCGCGAGTTTGACGCTTGGACGCACATCAGCATCAGCGACAAACCCCGGCGTCAGGCGCTAATTATTGACCGCAGCGGTACACGTTTGTTTGCGTAGCAGGCTCATGGCATCCCGCAAGTCTTGCCGTAGCTGCTCAAGCGCCTCTTGCTGGGCCTGTAGCCGTAGGTAGGCGTCTAGGGCGAACTTGTCCAGTGTCGCTCTCTCCCAAGCCGGGAAGTTCGGTAGATCGTTCAATTTGATTCCTTATCCACTGCGGCCCACCAAGCTGCAATAGTTTGATGCGCTGTGCCTTGCTGAGTTTAACGGTGTACACCACCTCAAGATTTTGGGTGGGACGTTTCAAGGGCGCTTCCTCGGCAGTGGTGCCCAGTGCGTCCAGAACTGCGTACCCGGCAGTGCTTCGTAGTGTCCCATCGTTGCCACACCTGACCTGCCAAGCAGCAAGACCTTGACCCCGGTGGGCGTATGTTCGTCGATAGGAATCCAGTAGTAGTCGTTTGACACCACTGTCGTGCGGGTGCTGTCCAACTTGTACTTGATCTGTCTTTCTAATTCTTCAAAGGCTTCATCTTCAGTCATGTCCCCCTCCTAATTCCAATTGCAAAACTCAGCCACGCCAGTTCAATCCACCAGTCCTCTTCGACATTGATGGCAACGGCAGGCCACAGAAAGATGGCGGTGCTGCTGGTCTTGGTGTAGATCATGTGTTGCGCTCCTTCAATATCTGTTGAGCTACATACATCCCAGCGTGAAACGCCAGCTTCATCTGTGAAGTAATCGGGGCAGACTCTCGGTTTACATCTTCGTCCGTCAGCCCTACCCACGGGCGCTTGGGCGAACTAACCCAGCCCTGACAATCTCCTCGCTCAGTGGCCTCACAGTGTGTGCAAGCCCCGCCTACAAACCCGCAAGGCTTTACTTCTTGTTCAGTATCTCTAGTCATGTGTTGCGCTCCTTCAAATGATCGGCCACTGCCCGAATAACGCCTCTGCCCAATTCGCCTTGACCTAACTCTTCCGTCCAAAATTCCAAGTCATCATCCGTCAGTCCCTGCCACGGGCGCTGTGAGCAAACGTGGCCGCAGCGGGGGCAGTCAACCTGCTCTGGCTGTGCTGCGGGTGGGGTGGTGTAGAGGGGCGTCCAATCATAATAGGCCGATGGCGAATCGTAGATATCGGCGGGGTCTTCAAAATAAACGCCGCACTTTTCTGTTGTTTTGTGCTTCCACATCCACGCTACCGGATGCTGCGCTGGCTGCTCCAGTGCTTTGCGTAGGGCTGTAAGGGCGCGGTCCATCCCCTGCACGCCATGGTCGGTAACGAGGTCGAGTACCGTTTGCGCGGCTTGTCTTAGGTCAGTCATTTCATGTTCCTCCCAATTTCTGCTGCTGCCCTGACGATGGCACGGCGGGTTGTTGCACTCATATCGTCTGCGTTATCTGACGCCTGTTCGTACCAGTTTTCTCCTCGCCATTTCCATGCGGTTGCACTGCCGCTATTGATCTGTATAAACAGCCCCAACTGCACCGCCAGCCGCAGCGCATCGCCGTCGTCTGCGATGGGGTTCCAAACTCCTCCTTTTTCCAGCAGCAAACCAGCGCCCATCATTGGTACGTTTTCCAATGCAATGCCAGCAGCCTTGGCCGCAAGTTCCAAGAGTTCTCTGTCAGTCATTTCAAAATCTCCCTCTCAAGTATTTCAGTGGCAGCGGTCAACTGCTCATATAGGTAGTCAGGCAAGGATATTTTGCTTACCAGACTTGCACTTTCCAGTGCCGACAGTAGACGTAGGATTTTCAGCATCTCTTGCTTGGTCATGTCCCCTCCTTGATGCCGTGGGCGGCTTCAATGGCTCGGGCAAAGTCACGCCAAAAACTACTTGCCGCGTCTGTTGCTTCCATACGTTCTGCAACTTCTGCAATTTCATCTAGCGTCAGCGGCTTGCGCTGTGCTGCTTTCTTGCCGTCGGCAAACCCTCGCTGGTACACAATGGTCATCTTGTTGTCGTCTTCGTCGTGTTTCATGTCAAGTACCCCACAAAGAAAGCAAACGCCGCCAGCGAGATCGTGGTGATCGCTACCGCAATGGTTAGTGCAAGCCAGTCGGGTTTGTACAACGATTCGATCTCGTCGTCTTTGATTTCGTCGTTCATTTGGCTTCTCCTTTAGCTATTGCGGCACGGGCTTTTTTGCCAATGACATTTCCGGGGTCGTACTCAACAAAATGAATGCACTCTTTCAAAAGCGCCAGCAGTTCTTGATTGCTCTCATGCAAACGGCGCAGTTCGTCGACGGCATCGTTTGCCCATAACATAAGTACGCTAAGTGGCATAGTGCTACGCTTTTCATCCGCCAACTTCAAGGCTTCTGGTTGTGTAATCACTTTACCTCCCGTGCGTGAAGCATTGCGTCTGCCATTGCGTAGGCCAGTCGGGCAATGTCGCTATCGGTTAAAGGATCAGGGCCACCACTTCCGTCAGGCTCAGTTACGTGGTCAGGACAAGCATAAATACCCTGCATCGCCTTCGCCGCGAAGTAATCGCGCAGGGTCATGCCTGAGTCTTGAAAGTGACATTCTTTGGATGGGTGCAAGCCCGGAAACGCTGGGCCTCCTGTGGTACTCATGTCCGGTTCCCCCGGCTCGGCAAGCTGAACGCCACAAGGCTACCCTCGCGTGGCACTTGGGCGGTGTAGTCGCCATCGCCTGTCTTGTAGTGACCTCGCTGCCACAGGTCGTTCTCCGGTGCCTTGACCTCGCCAGCCAGCTTCTCGCGCTCGACGTACTTGCCCATGCTTTGCCGAGCTTCCCGGCTCAAGGTTAGGCTCGGGGTACGCACCATGTGAGTCGGTGTGCGGTTGACTTTAATCTCTTCTAGTATGCTCATGCTCCTTCTCCGTTTATAGCTTTGTGCAGTGCAACCTTGCAGGCAAGGTAGCCCGTTGTGTACTCACCCTGAAGGCTTGGCTCAGGTACTTGTCGCATCAGCCATGCAAGGGCTTCGTACAGTTCAGGGGCAGCGGCAATCATCCTTGCGTTTGCGATGCGGTTATCTGGCAGGCGCTTGTCGTGCTGCGCTGATGCCAAGGGCTTGTACCCACCTGAACTGCCGGGGCCTTTTGCTGGGCGTATTGACGCGCCCCTACTGACCCAAGGTGATGTTGTGTATTTCATTTCGATTTCCTCACGGTATTCTCTGGATGCAGCAACCATTTGGTGCCGAGGAAGCGCACGGACTTGACCCATGTGCGTTGGAGTTCTGTTGACTTTGATTTCGTCTAGGATGCTCATAGCGGACTCTCTTCGTAATTTGCAGGGTTAAACGGCAGTTTGCCCATTGGCACTGCTGGGGGTAGCTGGGTAGGGAAAGGCCAGATGTTCATACTTTCTCCGCATCTGCCAAGAACTTGCGCAGGCGTTTAATCCTGGCGTCCTCATAGCTGACCACACTGGTGGCGTACTCCACCGCACTGTGTGCTTCCAGGCGGTGCAGTTCAGCCTCTGCCAACTCTGTTGCTGCCATCTCCACAGGGGTAAGGCGTCTGATGATCCGTTTCCCTCCT